ATGCCTCACAAATTCACCTTCAAAGAATGGGTCCAGGCGTTCGGAATCAACGCCACGGCAACGCTTTGCAGCGTTTCTGAACGGACTGTATACAACTGGTTAACAGGGCACACCCGGCCCTCTCACGCCAACTGCCTCGTGATCTTGCAGCGGGCCAAGCGCCTCTCTTACGCCGACATCGTAGGGGGTGCGCAGTGAGCACAGCCACCCTCCAGACCCCCCACATTTTTGACGGACTGCCTTTGGCATCCCTTGCCCAGCAGGACGACGAAGCCCGCAAAGCCGCCTGGCTGGCCGAGCGCCGGACCTGCATCACCGGCACCGACATTGCGGCCATCTTCGGCCTCAACCGCTTCGCCGGCCCCATCGACGTGTGGCTCTCCAAAAAGGCACCCGTCGCCGTGGAAGCCAACGACGCCATGGAGTTCGGCAACCGCTTTCAGCGCCCGGTGCTGGAGGTCTACTCCGAGCGCGTTGGGATGCCCATCGAGTTCGCAGACCCTTGGACGCTTCACCGGGTTCCCGGCTTCCCACTCCTCGGGGCCTCGCTTGACGCCCGCTGGATCACCGGCGACCACCGCCCGGTGGACGCCAAGACGGCCGGCTGGAAGTCGAGCGAATGGGGCGAAGCCGGGTCCGACGAATTCCCCACTTCCTATCAACTGCAGCTTGCCGTCCAGATGATGGCCACCGAGACCCAGGTCGCCGATCTGGCGGTCTGTTTCGGCGGCTACGGCGGTCACAAGTTCGCCCGCTACACCATGGTGGCTGACCCAGAAGTGCAGGACGCCATCAGGGACAAGGCTGCTGACTGGTGGCAGAAACACATCATCGGCGACGTTCCCCCCGAGCCTGACGGTTCCGAAAACTACAGCGAATACCTCAAGGTTCGGTTCGCCCGCTCAACCATGGTCACCAAGCCGGTCACGGCTGAGGTTGCCGAGTGGGCCGCATCGCTTCGGGAGGCCACCGAGCGCCTGAAGGTCATCGAGGGCGAAAAGGAACGGCTTCAGCAACTCCTCAAAACCTACCTCGGGGAAGCGTCCGCCATCCCCGGCATTTGCACCTGGAAGAACAACAAAAACAGCCTCAAAACCGACTGGCAAGCCGCCTTCGGTGATCTGCGGAGCTACGTTCTGGACCCCGCAATTCAAAAGCTCTCCACCCCGCTCGACGCGGTAAGTCACGCCGTCGATTCCAACACGCACGACATGCCCGGCGCCCGCGTTTTCAGGCTCGCCAAGTAACAGGAAAGAGACTCGCATGGCAGATAACAACCAACTCGTAGCCCTCAACAGCGTCAAGGCCCTGCTGAATGCCAGCAAGGACGCCATCGCTTCCCGCCTCCCGCGTCACCTGACGGCAGACAGAATGCTCAAGGTTGCGCTCACCAGCATCAACAAGACCCCCAAGCTTCTGGAGTGCTCCCGCGAAAGCCTCATGATGTCGATCATGCAAGCGGCCGAGTTGGGCCTTGAGCCCGGCGGCGCTCTCGGGGAAGGCTACTTGATCCCCTACAACTGCAAGGTCAAGGATGCGGACGGAAAAGAGCGCTGGCAGCAGCAATGCCAGTTCATCCCCGGCTATCGCGGCCTGATTGCCCTTGCCCGCCGCTCCGGGCAAATCGTCAGCCTTGAGGCGCATGTGGTTCACGCCAAAGACACCTTCGCTTGCCAGCTTGGTTTGAACCCTTCCCTCGAACACACCCCCGCATGGGAAGAGACCGACCCCGGAGCTCTCCGCTTTGTCTATGCCGTCGCCAAGCTCAAGGACGGCGGGACTCAGTTCGAGGTCATGAGCAAGGTGCAGGTAGAGGCGATTCGCGGCCGCTCCAAGGCTGGAACTTTTGGCCCGTGGGTCACCGATTACGAGGAGATGGCCCGCAAGACGGTGGTTCGCCGCCTCTTCAAGTACCTGCCCGTATCGGTCGAGATGGCCCAGGCGTTGGAGGTCCAGGCATCCGCCGAATCCGGCGAGTTCGTGACCTTGGACGGCATCGACGAAACCCCGGTGTTCACGGCGACTCAGCCCGTGCCGGAACTGACCGGCGAGACCCAGCCCGCAACCAGCGGCAAAGGCGGGGCCGAGCGGCTGCGGGATGCGGTTAAAAGTACCACCAGAACCACAGCGCCAGCCGAAGCCCATCCTGTCACCACGGTCAAGCCGAACGGTCACGACACTGGTGATTCCGAGTACTTCAACTAACCGCAAGCCGAACTGAGACCCGAAAAGAGGTTTGACATGGCAGCACTCGCGAACAACCTGACCATCTTCGAGGGGCGCACTGACAACGCGCCCCAACTCGAAGTGGTAGACGACGGGGAAAGGCTCTCCGTAAACGGACAATTTGCGCTTCGTGACCTTTTCACCACAGAGGGCGGATTGGCCCCGATCATCAGCGCAATCGAAGACAAGGTGCGGGAGTTTGAACCCGACATGACCACAGCCAAGGGCCGCGCTGAAATCCGGGCAATGGCTCACAAGGTCACCCGCTCAAAGACCTACCTTGAAGGCGTCGGGAAGGACGTAGCAGCCGAATACAAGGACTTGCCCCGCCGCATCGACGCCAACCGCAAGATGATGCGCGATAGCCTTGACGCCCTGGCCGAGCGCACACGCGCCGATCTGACCGCCTACGAGGAGCGCACCAAGGCCATCAGCGACCGGCTGAACAGCATCGACTCCATGCCGGTCATGTACGCGCCCTCGACCAGCGCGGAAATCGCCGCGCAGATTGAAACCCTCGTCAACATGCCCCTGACGGCCGAGGCCTGGGAAGGTCTCCTCGATGAGGCATTGACCATCACCCACCGCACCATCGCCGCTCTCAGGCAGATGCACACGGAAAAGGTCAGGGCCGAGACCGACGCCGCCGAACTCGCACGGCTCCGGGAGCAAGCAGCGGAACGTGAGCGCAAGGATGCCGAAGCGCAACGCCTGGCCGACGCGCAAGAGCGGGGCCGTCGTGAAGCCGAGCAGCGGGCCGAGAGTGAGCGGCAAGCGGCGCTGGGGCGTGAGGCTGAGGCGAACCGGCAAGCAACGCTGGCGCAACAGCAAGCCGAAGAGAGTGAACGCCGCCGGGTGGAATCCGAAGCGCGGGCCGCACAGGCTGCCATCGACGCCAGAGTGAAGGCCGAGGAAGACGCCGAACGGGCCGCAATCCAAGCCGTGGAGGCCGAGCAGGACCGGCAAGCAGCGGTGGCGCGCAAGGAAGCCGAAGACAAGGCAGCGCGGGAAGCCAACAAAGAGCACTCCCGCAAGATCAACTCCGAAGCCCTCGAAGGCATCGTCCAGGCCATCGTAGGCGCAAACACCAGCCTCGACGCTGACCAGATAACAGCGGTCGCCCGCGCCGTCACAGTCGCAATCATCAAGGGCGAAGTTCGCCACACCTCCATCACCTACTAACCAGCAAGGAGACCGACAAATGGCAGAAACGACAGTGAAGTGCAAAGAGTATCTCCGCTACCCGTTCACGGAAGAGGAGACGAGGGAAATCGCTAAGAACCTGGCGCTTTCCGTAACCGCCAAGACGCGCGCCGAGGAAGAGCAGAAATCCGCCCAGGCACAGTTCAAGCAGCGCATCGAGATTGAAATCACCCAGATTCAGCGCCTCTCGAACAACATCAACATGGGCTGGGAGATGCGCGAGATTGAGTGCGTCGTCGAGTTCCACAAGCCCCGGCAGGGCGTGAAGCGCATCATCCGCCTCGACACTGGCGAGATCGTCCGCGAACAGCAGATGTCCGGCGGCGAACTGCAAGAGAAGCTCTTTCCGGCAAACGCAACCGCCTGACAACCGCACTCAACCGGGGCGGTCTACCCGCCGCCCCCATAACCCGCAAGAGGAGGAACGGTGGGAACAACGATCACATTACGCGAACACGCCGCCCGGATGAACAGCGTGTTGCACCTGACCGCGAAGGCCTCGGCCATACCTCAGGCGGTCACTGTACCAGGGTGTTTCGGCTAGGTAGGCACACGCGGCGCGGAAGTCGGGCAGCCAGCCGGGTTCCTTGAGCCGGGTTTGAATCACCTTCTGGCGGTTGAGCGTGCTCTTGGCCTGGGGGAGCTTGCCCTGGGTGAGTTCATTCCAGATCGTGACCACCTCGGCAGATTTCACAGCGGCGGCGGTCGATGCAATCGACGAAGGCTCTTGTTCTTTCTCTGGCTCTGGTACAGGACTCTGGCTCTGGACTCTGGTACAGGACTCTGGCTCTGGTAGTGGCATTTCGTGCGATTCTGTGCGCATTTGTGCGCACGGCTCCTCGTAACGTGCGCACGCTTTCTCCCTTTCCTTAAGCGAAAGGCGGCGCATCCGAGGCAATTCGCCGTTGGCATACCTCATGCCGTTGCGGGAGAGCTTGTTGTCGGTGGCGTCGTCGCTGTGGATATGCCAGTCGTGGACAATGAGGCGGTGTTCATCGTTCGCCTCAAGGAAGCCGGACTGCACCAGGGCAAGGACCATGGCCGATGCGTCACCGTCGTAAAACATCTCCATGGCTATGTCTTCGTCGGTCATCTTCCCGATAGCGCCCGTCGGGGCCTGTTCGCCCGTTACATGCCAGAGAGATTCGACAATACCGAGAGCGAAGCAAGCGGGGATGTGCATCAGGTTCCCTAGGCGCCGCGTCTTTCGGTGAGTAAGTGTTCCCCTCAGTGCCATCAGCGTGCTCCTGTCAAGAGTTCCATCAAGTCATCCGGTGACCAGATAATTCCCACCAGCGCGCCGGCCTCGGCCATGGTGTCGAGAAAGGCAAGCTGCTCATCGGATGGTTTGCCCGGTGCGGCCTTTTGGATCAACCGCCCTGTATTGGGCGATCTGGTCAGCCACTCAGGCGCTTTGACTTCGATGTAGAGCGCCCGGCCGCCGGGGAGAGTGCCCAGGATGTCGGACAGGCCAGCGGAGCAAGCGCCCTGTGTGCCGCCCTTCATGATTGAGGCGGTGTTGCGGACTCCAGCGCTTTTGAGCATCCTGCAAGCCCTGCCACGTAGCTTTGCGCCCCCGGCATCAACGGCCAGGGCGGGGATGCGATGCAGGTTGAGGGTGGCGAGTGCGTTCTTCTGGACGGTGGCCTCGGGTACGCATCCGAGGAGATAGGCGTCGTTGTAGCGGGAGCGGTCGAAGGTGTCGCGATAAACCCTCATGCCGTCACCGCCGGGAACTCTTTCCACTCGCGGCCGTCGAGCATGGCGCCAGCGGCGTCCTTGCCGAGCCGATAGACGTCAGGCGCATCGTCGCGGTGCAACTCTTCGCTCTGACGGGGAGTCAGCGAATCGTAAAGCCAGCGGCCATTCCACCAGGTTGCAGTCCGCTCGGCGCGGGAAGGCAGAGAACCGGCGCATGCCCCAGGTGCCCACTCGCCCCATTGCTTGAAAAAGAAAGGTACCCCAGCGGTTTGGCACTGATCACGCAAAGAGCGCGCCCATTTAGGAAGCATCGGCCGTGCATTCGGCCCGCTTTCGCCTCCGCAGATCACCCAGTCGAGCCGCCCATGCTCCGGGCCGTCGCTTACTTCGCCGTGAATCGAGTGGTAGATGTCGCCTTCGTCGAGCGCGCTGAAGTGCCATTCATGGTCATCTGGCGCTGTGATGCGGGTCAGGTCCACCGGCCCAACCATCGGCTCGACGCTCACGCCGTGGACCGCCGCTGGTATCGAGAGCAGGATCGGGATGCGCAGATCGGCCATCGGCTGATTCTCGGCAGTGACCATGAGCCAGACGTTCGGGTAGCCGGTGCCCCAGTCGGCCGGCAGACATGCCGCGATGCGCTCGGGGCGCTTGGTGCAAAGCTGGTAGGTTAGGTTCGGCGTCTGCCGGATGATGGCCCAGGCTTCAGCGCGCCAGGCGTCGGCCTCTTCGATGAAAAAGTCAGACCACGAATCGACGAACACGCGGTTTATGTGCCCGTACTTTTCGCGGTTTTGTGCCCATTTCAGCGGGGCGTTGAAGGTCGCCGCGGCGGAACGAACCACCACATCGGGGGTCTGTCCATACCGCTTTTTGTCGGTGAACATGTAGCAGTTCTTGCAGCCGGGCGAGACCTTATGGCAGCCCTGCCAGCAGTTCCACGTTGCATCGGTCCAGGCAATTGCGGTGCTAGCGCCCATCGGCCACCCCCAGGAAGAGCAGCGACTTCCAGACCTGCACATTGCGCCGGCGCGCAGATACCCGGCTCGACTTACGGAACCGGCTTGTCTGGGTGATGAGTCCGTTCCCCGCGGCGCGGCGGAATGCGGCCCCTACTGCGTTCGGGTGCAGAAAGTTGGTGACGGCGACGGCCTCAAGGATGGTCCAGACCTCATCGGACGTAATCTCGGGCTGTTGCGCGGCGGCGGTGGCGATGGCGATGTAGCAGCGGCTGAATTCGGCGGTTGCGATGACCTTCTCAATGCCTTCGTCGCGATAGAACGCGGATAGTTGGGCAGACAACATCAGCGGTCTCCTTTCAGGAAGTAGCCGCATTTGCAGCCTTCAACGGTGCAGCGGCATGGTTGGCCCGTCTCGTTGCGGGCGTGCTGTTTGATGTGGTGGCCGCAATAGGCCTTGTCGCACTGACATGCGACGATTTCACGCATGAGGCGGAAGGTGCGGGGCGCGTAGGTGTCGGGCTCGAACTGGCGGGGCATGCCCATCTCTTCGATGGCGGTTTCTTCAAGCTCGGCCCACTCGGCAATGAGCAGCGGCCAGGCTGAATTCTTCACCGCGCTCAGGAATTCAAAGGCGGGCTCACGCATCCACGGGTGATCTTTCAGCAGCCGGATACATGCGCCAAGCTCAGCGGGCTTTGTCGGTGCGCTGCCAGGGTAGCGGAGGCGCATCGACGCATAAGACAGGACACCGGGCACAACGACCGGCAGTGGGTTGCAAACATCGACTTCGCGTTACAGGCCGGCAAGGCTACCGAACTGGCAGAGAAGGCCACACAGCAAGCACCGCAGAGTGCAGGAGCAATGAACCATGGGAACGTCCAGCATCACCGAACTGCTACCGACCAGCGCTACATCGATCAAATTGCCGCCCGTGATGAACGGCGGGCGCGTGAGGCCACCGAACACCCCGAGGCCGCTTTGCCGGTCCTGCAATAGCAAGCCCTCGATGAGCGAACCAGAGCCCGAGTTTGAGGGTCTGTGCTGGGGCTGTTGGGAAGACGCGCAAGCCATCCGGTATGCCGAGACGGAAGCCAAGCGCATCGAGACCGAACTTGAATCCCAGGTCACCGAGGATCTTCGCCACGTCTGCGGCCTAGCCTCCCGCGAGTGCAAAGCCGACTGGCAAAAGGTGCCCGAAGCCATCAAGCGGGCCATGCCCCGCCCTATCCTGCTTGCGCTCAGCGGCGGCAACGTGCCCGCAACCGGCTTCGGGTTGGGTGCTGACACCGGCTCAGGCAAGACGATGGCGCTGGCGGCGATCCTGCGCGGATTCCAGCGGGCCTATCGGAAGGCTTACGCCATCCGGCTGGTGGAAGAGACCCGGCGCCACGGTAAACAGGCCGACGTGAGGTTTCAACATCAGGCCGTGTGGCTGAGTTGGCCCGACAGCGTCACCGCCATCCGGCTCCATGCCATCGACGGCATAGCCGAGCAGATGCTTGAGCGGGCTGAGTCCGCGCCGCTGCTGATCCTCGATGACCTCGGCCGGGAGCGCATCAAGGGCGCTTACGTGGACGACTTCGCCGCATCGCAGCTTGACCGCCTCGTGAATCATCGCTACCGCGAAGAACTGCCGACGCTCTGGACCTCAAACCTGCCCGAAATCGACCTGACCAGCATCTATGGCGCCGCGCTGGTCTCACGGCTCACCGAGGACGCGCCCCTGATCTGGCTCGACAAGCTGCCGAGCATGAGGTTGAAATGACCGCTTTCACGTACATGTCCATGTGTTCCGGCATAGAAGCGGCGTCTGAGGCGTGGTCTCCGCTCGGTTGGCGGCCGACCGTCCTTTCCGAGATTGAGGACTTCCCGCGCAGTGTTCTGATTCAGCGTCAAGGAGCAGAGGATATGCGCTACGCACGGGCCGAGGTTGGCCCCGGCCTCTGGGGCGACTTCACCGCCCTCCGGGTCCGTCACCTTCGCCGGTTCGGTGTCCCGATGCCGGATGTTCTCGTGGCCGGAACGCCCTGCCAAGCATTTTCGGTCGCCGGTTTGCGTAAATCCCTTCAGGATGACCGCGGAAATCTAACCCTTTCCTTCGTGAGGCTAGCCAATGCAATTGACAATGTTCGACTTCGAGAGGGCAGTAAACCCCTCACTGTTGTCTGGGAAAACGTACCCGGAGTGCTCTCCGTTGGAGACAACGCCTTCGGTTGCTTCCTCGCCGCGCTGGTGGGAGCAGACTCCCCACTCGTTCCGCCAGCAGGACTCCGCTGGACAAACGCAGGTTTGGTTACTGGACCCAGGCGAACCGCAACGTGGATCGTCAAAGACGCTCAACATTTCGGCGTGGCCCAGCGACGGGAGCGCGTGTTCGTTATGGCAAGTGCTGGAGACCCAGCCTATCCCGCGCAAGTATTTTTTGAGCGCAAAAGCCTGCATGGGCATCATCCGCCGCGCCGGGAAGAGGGGCAAGGCTTTACCCACGATGTTGCTCCGAGCCTTATGGGCAGTGGTCGAGGCGTGGAACGGGGGGGGGGAAGAGCAGAGGACAAGATCCAGTAATTCCGGTATTCCAGAGGTCTCAGGAACTCTCGGGGCGCACAAAACCGGGGGATGGGGAGCAGACCTCGATACGACCGGCTGTTTCATTCCCACAGGTTGTGGGTGCTCTTAGCGACGGCGCTCATTTCGGGGGGGCAGAATGGTCAGGACGCCTATTCTGGCCGAATCATCCCTTGCTCATTCGGTGACGTGCCATCAGGTCAAGGGCGGCGACCCGACAACCGACAACTATGTGGTAACCGGGGGTTTCTTTGACCAGCCAACGCATAGTCTCCGGGCCGATGGATTCGACGCCTCTGAAGACGGGACCGGGCGCGGAACACCATTGCCACCGGCAACAACATCGATCTGAACAACCCACTCATGGGCTCGGCTACCATCTTCAAGCTCAACGCCTTCAACACCTACGGCGGGAAGCAGTTCGGCTACACACTCGCCGCAGTCATCTTCCCGAAACTCTCCCTGGCGTCCAAGCAGGACGATCACACCGAGATCGATTTGGAATTCCAGGCGTTCGCCGACTCTCTCGACAACGTCATCAACGTCTACACCGCACAGTAACCCGGTGCGCGCCGTCTGAGAGGGCGGCGCGTTCCTATCTCAGCCATGGAGGCCGAAAGCATGAGCACCGTCACGATTCAAGGCACCGAGTACGATCTTCAACCCTTCACCGCCGGGCAGTTGCGCCACCAGGCGTCTGCCAAGTTGGCAGCTATCGACGAAATCAACGGCCAGCTTCAGGCCGGCACAATCTCACCCATGAAGGCCATGCCTGAGATGGTTGGTCACTGCTGCGATCTAGTTCACCTTTCGCTGTCGAACAAGTACCCCGATCTGACCTTGGAAGCGGTCGAGACGATGCCCTTTGCGGAGATCCAGAAAGCCGTCATCGGCGTTGCGGAGGTCTCCGGACTCAAGGGGGAAGCGAAGCCTCAGCCGAAAAAGAGCCGCTGAACTGGGGCAGGTTGTACGGGCTTCTCATCACCGCAACCGGATGGACGGCGCGCACTGTCGATGCGACTCCATGGCCGGACGTTTTGGACCTTCTGGATTATTGGAAGGTCAGCCCGCCGGTTCATGTGCTGGTGCGGGCTTACATGGGCGGCGGAAGTGAAGAAAAGGCAGTAACCCCGATGACTGAGGCCGAGCTTGCGGCTGGCATCGTCGGATTCTAGGAGGCACCATGGGCGCGGGCGATAATCCCGATCCAATTCAAGTAACGATTACCGCCCAAATCCAGGGCCTCATGGATGGGCTGAGCGATGCCACCGCCGGCGTGAAGACTGCCACGTCTGAGATGGCCGACTCGTTCTCTGGAGTGAAGGGCGAAAGCGCTGATGCGTTCGAGGAAATGGCGGGGCAATCCCGTGAAGCCGCCGAAAGCATGGAGGGCGATTTCTCCCGCACAGAGGCCCGCCACGCTGCCCACATGCTGGGGATGAACCGCGCCGTCGGTGGCTTCGTTGCCACGCTCCCCGGCGTCGGTCAGGCCTTGTCGATGGCCTTTGCACCGTTGGCGATCATGGAGATGATTGAGTGGATTGCCAAGGGCGTCGAAAAGCTGATGGAGTTCCGGGAGGCCGGGAAAAAGCTGACTCAAGACCAGGGGGATTTTGAGACGGCCGTAAACAACTCGTTCAACTCTCTGGACGAGAAGCTGATTCAGGCCGAGAAAAAGACCGACGAACTCGCGGGCGACCATTTAGGCGCTCTACAGAAGGAACTCCAGCTTATCGACATGACGTCGATGAAGGATCTGGTCTCCGAGTTCGACTTGGTCGAAAAGGCGGCGGATAAGGTCTTTGCTGACCTGTCTAGCCACTGGTACACGTTCGGGAAGGGCTCAGACGGCGCGAAACACGCCATGGATGAGTTCAAGGGGCAGTACGACAATCTGCTTTCGCAGGGCAGGGATAAGGACGCGAGCAACCTGCTCTCGGGCACCTTGCAGACAGCCTATGACGTTCTGGCGGCTCAAGAGACCATCGCCAAGAACCGCAAGAGCGGCGATGGCCCGACGGATGAGAGCCACGCGGCAGAGCAGGTGCTTGCCACCCACAAGGTGAGCCTGACCGTCTCTGAGGATGAAGTTGCGGCACAGAAGCTGCTAGTCGAAAGCCTGGGTCAACAGGTGATGGCTCAGGAGACGATTAACCAGCTAAAGACGACGGACGTCACGAACGCCACGACTCAGGAGCACAAGAAAGGCAACAGCGCGGCTCAGGCGCAAGCGGAAGCGCGGCTGAAGGGCATCGAGCAGGGAAACGCCGCTGCCTTGGAGGCTGAAGACAAGGGCGCCGATGAGGCCCTGAAGTTGCAGGAAGCCGCCATCAAGCAAGAAGTTGCGCTTGCCATCGAGGGCGGTCAACTCAAGGCCGCGGCTGAGCTCGCCGCGCTGCCGAAGTACATCTCCACTCAGCAGTCTTTCACCCAGGCCAAGTTGACGGCTCTGGACAAGGACCACGCGGCGCAATTGAAGGCCAACGCGGACGAGCGGGCGATCTTGGAGGCGGGGAATTCGGGCGGCCAGAACAACGCCAAGCTGATCGAGAACGCCAACCAAAAAGCGGCTCTCGAATCGAAGTACCAGACCGAGCGCACGTCGATCATCGCCGCCGGCAAAGCGGCCGTCATGCAACTGGAGACGGAAGAGGCCAATCAGCGCACAGAACTTGCCCACAAGGGAGTCGAGGCGCGCGTTGCCCTGGCCGAGGAAGAGAGCAAGCGGAAGGAGAGCGCCGCCAGAGACGCCGCCGCCGAAAGCATCAAGCGGACTCAGCAGAATGCACAGGAAGAATTGAAGGCCGTCGAGGTAAGCCTTCAGCGCGGGCTCATCACCCGTCAGGCAGCGTACAACGCAAAGAGGGCCATCTTAGAGCGGGAAAAAGCAGACGTTGACGCGGCCTACGATGGTGAAAAGAGCAAACTGGAGGGGCTGATTGCTGCCTACCAGGCTCAGCAAGCCACCCTCAGCGCAACCGATCCGGAGTACAAGAAGCTCACAGCGGACATCAACCAGCTTCAGGCCGCTATCGCCAAGGCGCATTCGTCTGAGGTCGAGTTCGGGTCAAAGATGGACACCGACGTCAAGGCCCTGAGCAACGACTCCCGAACGATGACCACCTCGTGGACCCAGTTCTTCACCAAGTTCCAGGTGGATGCCAAACAGGCCACCGACACTCTGCGCACCGGCCTTCAGGCGTCCATTACCCAGATGAACACTGGGCTTGCGAACGCCTTCAGCAAGAGCATAGTGGAGGGGAAGAGCTTCGGTCAGGCCATGCGTCAGGTGACCGGCCAGATCCTTGAGCAGTTCATCAGCATGTGCGTGAACATGGCCTTGCAGTGGGCTGAGAGTCAACTGATGATGGCTATCCTTGGAAAGGCGACTCAGGCCGCTTCAGGGATTACGCAGGTGACGAGCAACGCCGCTGTCGGCGCTTCTGCGGCTATGGCATCCACATCCGCGATTCCCATCGTCGGGCCGGGGCTAGCTCCCGCTGCGGGCGCTGCGATGTTCGCCGGTATTCTTGGCACTTACGGGCCGCTGGCATCGGCGGCCGGCGGCTGGGAGCGCGTCCCGAATGACACCTTATCGATGCTGCACAAGAACGAGCAGGTTCTCCCGGCCAGCTACGCGCAAGGCCTGAGAGACTTGGTTTCCGGGGGCACCAGCGGCGGCGGAATCACGCACATGGAACCGCACTTCCACGGTGTCATCGACGCCAAGAGTTTCTTTCAGCAGAATCAGGGCCACCTTGTCTCGACGATCAAGGACGCGGTGGGCAATCGACGGACTTAGTCGGATGGGGCGATGCAGAGGCTCGTGTACTTTGCGTGAGCCAAGCAGTCAAGGTATGCAGCCGCCCGCCGCGCCCGCTCGTGTTCCGCTTCCCGCCGCTGGTTTGCTGCCGACTGAAGCGTCCAGCCGATCCACGCCAGCAAGACAACGACGGCTAAAGCAAACCAAGGCTTCCAGGACCGGGGCTTTTCTTCCTCGGGCTCTAACTCGTAATCAGACGTGGAATCTTCGAGGGACAGCATCGACATGGTGGTACTCCTTGCCCTTTCATCTTCACCGCACCAGGTGCTGGGCGTCAAAGGTTCGCCTCAGTTTCGCGCATAAAACCCCAACCCACACAACAAGATGCAACCCACAGGACATTTACAAAACACGGCAGATGCGCTATCTTGCAGGCTGAAGCCATGCCGCCAAAATACGCCGCAACCCGACGCCGCCTGTTGGCCCGAGAGAAGGAACTCCTCAAAGAGCTTGAGGACGTTCGAACCTCGATTGCGGCTTGCAAGCAAGCGATGGAATGCCCAGCGCCCCTGATGAAGGAATTCAAGGAAGAGGGGCGTATCACCTCGGGGCGTTCCGCCAGCGCAAGGGCTCTCCATTTGCGTGATGCGCGTCTGGGAAGCACGGACCCCGATCCCGACCGCAAGCCCAACTGACCGCGCTTAGACCGCCCGAATCTCCAGATTCTTCCCCAGCACCTTCAGCGCCCCGGCGATACCGTCAATCTTCGACGTGTGGCGCCAGTCAATCAGCCTGTTCACTTCCTGCCTGGTCATCTTCAGCCGCCGCGCCAACTCGGCCGGCCTGACCTTCTGAGCCGCCATTTCATTCAAGAGCAGGATCTTCGCGGCGTAGCTGGCCGGGAGTTCTACCACATGCTGGCCGCGCTTCAGTTTCGACGGCGCGGGAATGGGTAGACCCTCCTCGATGTAGTAATCCAAGGCTGATTCCAGAACGTCTGCTGCATGGAGCAGAGCGTCTTCCACGTCTTCACCCTGGGTGATTGCCTCGGGGATGTCGGGGAAGGTGACAACGTAGCCGCCTTCCTTTTGCAGTGCGAGATGTGCCGGATAGCGCATGTTTCCTCCTATTTGAGCCCTAGCTGCTTTTTGATGCCTTCGACCAGCCCGGTCTTAAGTTCCTTCGAGTGCATCGGCAGGAAGGATGTCTTTCCGTTCAGCTTCACCTTCAGATGGGAGCCTTTCGCGCCCTCGAATGTCGCTCCCTGTGCCGTCAGCCACCGTTTGAACTCCGTGCTCTTCATGTATCCAATGTACGCAATATTGCTTACACTGTCAAGAGAAATGTAAGCAAAAATGAATACTATTTTCCTTTTCCCGTTTCGCGGTGTGGGAAGGCGGTTTTTGGCCCCCGTTTCGCTCTAAACTGTGTCTAAACGGCCACACAACGCGGCCAAAATGATACAGAGGGCAGCGAATGAGCACCTTGCTTTTCCCGTCCGGCCTCAAAGGCCTCGACATCGAGGTTGACCGGACCTCGCAGTTCGCCACGCTGATTCAGACCGGCGCCAGCGGTAAAGAGCAGCGCGCCACGTTCTGGACCTCGCCCCGGTGGACCTATGAATGGACGCTGAACTTTGTCCGTCAGGCTGGTTTCAGCGCCAAGACGCTCTCTGACGAGCTTCTGCAGCTTGCCTCTTTCTTCAACACCATGCGCGGGGCCTGGGATTCCTTCTACTTCATCGATCCGGTGAACGGAAGCCCGACAGCCTGCCCGTTCGGGACCGGCACCGGCGCGTTGACCGTCTTCCAGCTTGTCGATAACGAGGGCTTTTCGGCTGGAATCATCCAGTCCGCGGCGATCTACGTCAACGGCGTCCTGCAATCCTCTGGCGTGAGCTACAACGCAACGACCGGGGTTGTGACCTTCACGACTGCCCCTGCCAACGGCTTGCCCATCACCTGGACCGGCCAGTTCGCCCGCATCTGCCGGTTTGACGACGACAACATGACCTTCAAGCGCTTCATGCAACTGGCCTGGGACGGCGGAACGGTGAAGGTGATCACTCTCAAATGAAATACGCCAGCCCTGCTCTTATCGCCTATCTCAACTCGAACGCCGTCTTCACGATGGCCGACTGCTACACGATCACGCTGCAATCGGGCGGCGTCTACCGCTGGACGAACGGCGACATTCCGCTGACCCTGAACAGCCTCCTGTTTACCTCATCGATCGATCAGGGCGGCCAGCCTCTTGTGAAGCGCGGGGCCATCCGCAACGCCAGAGGGACCGAGGTTGACACGCTCGACCTGACGCTGATGGCTGGCGGCTCGGCTCAACTCATGGGCACGAACATCAGCTTGGCGGCCCACAACGGCGCTTTCGATGCGGCGCGGGTGCGGGTGGAGCGCGTCTTCTCTGCCTACCCCGGCGACACGTCCATGGGTTCGGTGGTTCTGTTCGAGGGCAACTGCGCGGGCGTTGATCCGTCCTCGACTCAGGTTGTCTTGCACGTCAAGTCAGACCTCGAGCTTTTGCAGTACCAGATGCCCCGGATTCTCTTCCAACCTGGCTGTGCGAACTGCTTCGGTGACTCAGGTTGCGGCATCAGCTTGCCGAGCCTCACGACGGCCGGCAGCGCGCAAGGAACCCCAACATCAACGGCTATCGCGACGGGCATCGTCGGTAAGGCGAACGGCTACTACAACCTTGGCGTTTTGGTCATGACCTCCGGGGCTGCATCCGGCTCACGGCGCACGGTGAGCAGCTACGCCAGCGGGACGGCCGTCTTGACCGTGCCACTGCCTCAGACCCCGGCAACGGGCGACACGTTCACTATCTACCCCGGTTGCGGGCGCACCGCTTCGGCCTGTGCCGGTTACTCCAACAGCAACAACTACCAGGGATTCCCCTACGTCCCAATGTCGAGCACAAGCCTATGACCGCTCTCGAAGTGATGCTGCAACGCGAGGATGTTGTCACCGAGGCACTGTCGTGGGTTTCGACACCCTACCATCACCACGCCCGCATCAAGGGCGCTGGCGTCGATTGCGGCATGATCCTCTGCGAAGTTTACGAGCGCGCAGGAATCCTGCCCCATGTTGACCCCGGCGAATACGTTCAGGACTGGTTTCTCCACCAGGATGAGCCGGTTTACTTGAACATCGTCGAGCAGTTCGCGGCTCGAATCGAAGGTCCCGCACAGCCGGGCGACATTGCGATGTACCAGTTCGGGCGCAACCCGGCACACGGCGCAATCGTCATCGAGTGGCCGCTGATCGTTCATGCCTACGCCAACGCCGGAATGGTGATTCAGGACGATGCTGAGGCCAACAAAGACCTCAAAGAGCGGTTCGTGGGCATCTGGTCGCCTTGGGCGAAGAAAGGCGGCGAATAGATGGGCGGTCTCTTCGGCGGCTCTTCCAACGCGACAACGCCGGTCAAGCTGGCGGGCATTCAGGTTTCGACGGCCATGTATGGCAAGCCGAAGCCGCTGGTCTACGGCTGCACCTTGATTGCCTCAAACATGATTGACTACGCCGGATTCACGTCCAAAGCTACCTCCTCGGGCGGCAAGGGCGGCGGGGGCGGGACCACCGGCTACAACTACTGGTCTGATGTGATTCTCGCGCTCTGCGAGGGAGGCCAGTCAGGCATTGTTGGCGTTCAGCGCGTCTGGCAGGACAAGGACTGCTACACCCTCAGCTATTACGGCCTCTCGCTCATGACGGGCGCTCGGCCGCAATCTCCCTGGGCATCTTGGGCTAGTAAGTGGGGCAGCCGCGCTCTTGGCTACAGCGGGACGGCCTATGTCGCCGCGCTTCAACTTGCTCTCGGGTCCGGTGGCAGCATCCCCAACTACAACTTCGAGGTTCAGGCGCTCCTTGGCACCGAGGTAGACCCGAACTGGGCCGGATCGTATGACGCCAAGCCGTCGGCGGTAATCCTTGACATGCTCTCGAACCCCTTCTACGGGGCCGGATTCAAAGCGGCGCGCATTGCCGACATGGTGACCGGCGCGGCCAGCTTCCAGACCTACTGCACTGCTTGCGGCTTTGCCATCAGCCCGGCTTTCACCGACCAATCGGACGCGGCAACCTGCCTGCAAACAATCCTCGACGCAACGAACTCTGAGGTTGTCTGGTCATCCGGCACAGCGGGCATGGTCCTCAAGATCATCCCCTACGGTGACACGCCCATCACAGCCAACGGTGTCACGTACACGCCGAACACCACGCCCCTCTATAACCTCACCTTTGACGATTTCCCGGGGGCTGTCGGCAAGGACGGCAAGCCTACCGGCACGGACCCGATCAACGTCACCCGCTCAAGCACTCAGGACATCAAGAACGATGTTCCCGTGGAATGGTGGGACCGCACAAACGGATATAGTACAAGCATCGTTGACACCCCGGAGCCTTCAGATGTGTCCCTAAATGGCCTGAAACAGGACTCTCCGCTCACCCTGCACCTCATTACCCGCGCCGCTCACGCAAAGCAAATCAGCGCCATCAAAGCACAGCGGAATGTCTTCGTCCGCAACACCTACACGGTCAAACTTGGATGGAAGTACATTCTGCTCGAACCGATGGACCTAGTAACCCTGACCGATTACATTTCAGGGTTGCTGCAAAAGATCGTCCGCATTGTCAGCATCGACATGCCGGACGAAACCAGCGAAGAGGACGGCCTGACCGTCACGGCTGAGGAGTGGCCATTCGGTATCGGAACGGCGGCACTCTACACCACTCAGCCGGGACAAGGCAACTCCCCAGCCACAAGCCCGGCCCCGACCGTCTCAGGCGCTGTCGTCTTCGAGCCGCCTACGCTCATGACCGAATCCGGAGGGCCTGAAATCTGGATCGGTGCTTGCGGAACCCCGACGCTCTGGGGCGGCTGCAATATCTGGGTGAGCCTTGACGGTGGCAACAGCTACGGTGTGGCGCCCGTCGGCATCATCGAGCAATCGGCGCGCATCGGGTCACTGACCGCAGCGCTTCCCTTGAACGCCGATCCTGACACCATGGACACGCTGGCCGTGAGCCTGGCTACCAGCCTCGGGACACTCAACAGCACCAGCGCCAACGGGCGCGATTCCTTCGCAACGGCTTGCTTGATTGGCTCGGAGATCGTCTCTTACCTCACAGCCACACTGACCAGCGCGAACGCCTACAACCTCTTCAATCTTCGGCGCGGCGGCTACGGCTCGACCATCGCCGCTCATGCGTCGGGCGATAGCTTCATGTTCCTCGACGACGCCATCTTTAAGTTGCCCTACGCCGCGGCGCTCATCGGCAAGACGATCTACGTCAAGTTGCAGAGCTTCAACGCCATGGGCTCGGGGTTGCAAAGTCTGAGCGCCTGCACAGCCTACAGCTACACGCCGAGCGGGACGATGTTCCCGGCCCCGCCTGTTGTGGCGCTGAGTCAGTCCTCCACCTACAGCGGTGCAAGCAGTTCCACATCTGGGGGCAGCCTCGTGACTACCAGCAACGGCCTGGCGGCGGCGGCTCAAGTGTGGCTCACGGTGTCGTGGACCTGGGCTTCCAACTTCCCAACGCCCACCGGGTTCAACGTGGTCATCTTCGAGGGGAATGACCCCACCAACGTCAGCAACTACATCGTGCCCATATCGGTCGTGGGAGCCACAGCCCGGAGCTTCACCATCGCTGTGACGCCCAACGCCTCTATGACCAATGTGAACGCCGCAGTGGAGGCCATCTATGCCTAACTCAGCCTGGACAGAAACCGGAAGCGCCATCAGTCTTGCACCGAGCACGACGCCCATCAACACCGGAAGCGACCCTGAGAACGTCAACTATCTGTCGAATCAGGACAAGATAAACCTCATAGCTCAGTACGCGGGTGAGCTCGCGATGAAGACTGCGCTCGATACGCTGACGAGTACCTGGTCTGTTTCCAGTAGCGCCTATGACGCGGCCGTCGCCGCCATCAGCACGGGGCTCATCAACGCCGGGGCACCTTCCAACTGGGCAACCATCTGGCCGGACGGGGTGACCAGTGGACCATGGACCGGCATACAGACTTCGTTGGCTAATTGGTTTGCCCAGGTGGCCACCCAGCGCACGGCTCTTCAGTCCTCCATTTCAGCGGCTCAAGCGGCGGCGGCACAGGCGGCGGCGGTGACGGCAGCCGTAGCCCAAGCAATAGCCAACGCCCCGGTTGTTGTGTCGAGTCTCCCAGCGCTGCCCAATGCCGCGTACCCGTCCGGGCGGATAGTTTGGAACACGGCAGACGGACACCTCTACGTCAGCACCGGGAGCGCCTGGAACTCGCTGACACTGGCGGCGGCAAACATCACTGGGACGGTGACCGCCGCTCAGATTGCAGGCGTTGCCGCCTCGCAGGTCACAGGCGCACTCACAGCCTCACAAATCGCCTCAGTGAACGCGACGGCTGTGTCGGGCACTCTGACGGCATCTCAGATTGCCTCGGTGAATGCTACCGCCATACAAGGAACACTGACCGCTGCCCAAGTTGCGAGTGTTGCCGCCTCTCAGGTGACCGGGCAGCTAACCGCCGCGCAGATTGCGTCCATCGCCGCGTCACAGCTAACAGGACAAATCACTGGCACTCAGATTTCAAACGGGGCCGTCAGCACCCCGCAACTCGCAGCCGGGGCCGTAACTGCCGCGACCATTGCGGCCAACACGATCACGGCTAGTCAAATCGCGGCTGGGGCCATCACGTCTGCACAAATCGCCGCCGGAACGGTAACTGCCGCCAACATCGCAGCGGGCACAATTCAGGCGTCGAACATTGCCGCCAACACGATCACTGGCGCGCAAATTGCTGCGGGCTCTATCACTGTCACCCAGCTAAACACCCCCGGCGTGAACCTGTTGGATGCCTCGTGGTGGACGCCTGGGGCTTCGATTCCATGGAATCGCAATCAAGGCTCTGCGAACACTCAGGATAGCTTTGTCTCGGCGACGGCTCCCGACGGTTCAAACCGTGTCGTGTGGCAGGCGACTGCGGGCGCTAGTGACGGCTCCTTGGCTGGCGGTGGATGGGACGCCGGAGGCGCTGGAAACCAATTCCCGGTGAACACTGCGAAAACCTATATGTTTGTTTGCTACCAGAGGCACGTCTCCGGAAACGGTACAGGATATTGGGGGGTTCAAGATAATAGCGTATGCGACCTAAACACCTCAAACGTGCAGGGAAATCCCTACTTCTCCGCTTTCGGGGTTCCCGTGGTCGGACGCTGGTATCTGGTCGTTGGCTGGGTCTATCCCGCCGGTTCAACGGGAATGAGCAATGCGCAAGCTGGCCTCTGGGACTGCACTACGGGGCAGTTTGTCCAGGGCGGTCTTTCATTCTGCTGGGAAGCTGGCGTTGCTTCCTCCGGCTCACGCGCTTATCAGTACTATTCGAACGGCGGTGTACATCAGTTCTTTGCGCCTGCCGTCTACATGTGCGACGGAACCGAACCATCACTAAACCAGCTTCTAGCGTCAGGGTCTCCGTCTGCCCTGAATCCGATCACAGCAGCGAACTCCACAACGTACATCGGTGCCGGGTCGATCTCCACCGGGCTGGTTGCCGCTCAAGCTATCACCGCCGCACAGATCGCGGCTGGCACCATTACGGCGGGACAAATCGCGGCCTCTACGATCACCGGCACTCAAATCGCCGCCGGAACGGTAACTGCCGCCAACATCGCAGCGGGCACAATTCAGGCGTCGAACATCGCCGCTGGCACCATCACGGGTGCCAATATTGCGGCTACCACGATCACCGCCGCGAACATTGCTGCGGATACCATCACTGCTGGTCAGATCGCGGCGGGGGCCATCACCGCGAGTGAGCTTGCGGCAGGGGCAGTCACTACCGCAGCACTCACGGCAGGGTGCGTCACAGCGGGAAGCATAGCGTCGGGAGCTATCACCGCCAGCATGATCACCTCTGGCACGCTCAACGCAGCGAACGTCAACGTCACCAACCTCAACGCGAGCAACATCACCACGGGCACTCTCAGTGCTTCTCAGGTTCTGTTCTCGGACGGAACCTCACTGAACTCGGCCAACCGGGTCGCGACAATGTTCAAGCAGCCATCTTCGGACAACATCGCCGTCGGGAGTTCAACCGCCCTGATTCCGGGGCTGAGTTGGTCGGTTACCGTCCATTCGGCAAACGATGTGTTCAACTTTTTCGGGGCGCTCACTGCCGAGCAAACATCCGGCACGACGAACAGCCCTGTAAATGTGTACTTCTACGTGGATGGAGTCTTCGGGGGTTCTTATCCGTGCGTCCCGCGGTTCCCATCGCTTAGCGTTTGGTACGTCTTCCCCATCGCCGCGGCGATTTCAGGGCTGAGCATAGGCGCGCACACCATCTCGATCTGGGCAAACAACAACGGCTACCCATTCACGGTGAAAGCGGAGACTCGCGTCACTTGCCAGCAGATCTACTAATTTAGCCATTTCGCGCCCTTTGGGGGCCGAAAAACCACCAATTTCTGACCGAGAATGAAGGCAAAGCCTCAGGAGCATACGGCGTGAACGCTGAAACAACTGCATGGATCGTGGCCTTAACCGGCGTCGTCGGCATCTTGTCCGGCCTCATCGGACAGGCGCTCTACTGGGGCATCTTCAAGGGGTCTATCGAAGCTCGGACCCTGGCGACTGAGGGGCAAGTGACAGAGCTCAAGCAAAGCCGCTCGGAGATGTGGACCGAAATCAACGCGCACGGCGAACGTCTGGCCACCGTCGAGGCTGCACTGAACATCAACCGCGCACTGAAAGCGAAGGGGTGACATGCAACTGCTTTCCCCACATCTCAGCCTCGAAGAGTTGACCTTTAGCTCGACGGCTGTTGCCCATGGCATCGACAACACCGCGCCGGCTGAAGTTGTCGAGCATCTGGCCGCGCTGGCTGCCAGCCTTGAGAAAGTGAGAGCGATTCTCGGCTCTCCGCTCCACATCGACTCAGGCTATCGCTGCCCAGACCTCAACCGCGTAGTGCGCGGCGTCCCTGACTCGGCACACGTCACCGGCTTCGCGGCTGATTTCGTTTGCCCGCAATTCGGCTCCCCGCTGGACATCGTCAAGAAGATCGTCTCCTACCCGATGATCCAGTTCGACCAGGTGATTCAAGAGGGAGCCTGGGTGCATTTCTCCGTTGCCCCGGCAATGCGGCAACAGGTTCTGACCGCTCACTTCGTGGACGGCGTAGCGCGTTATCAGGAAGGGGTCTCAGCATGACCTGGCCACAGCCCTTTTGGGCCGTACTACTCGCAATCTTGGGGGTGATCCTTGCTCTGGCAGTTCTTTTCCACCCTGACCCGATCTCTATCGGGACGGCAGTCCTCGCAGTCTCCAGCAACCTCGTCAGTGGCGCCCTCGGTGCCTTTGCCGGTCACTCCAGCAAAGACGCCCGATTTCCCGACTCAACCCAGTAACCCGGTGCCAAAGGAGGCACCCACCATGGCAAGTTTCACGAGCGTATTAAGCAACATCGGCAAGGGCTTGAAAGCGTTCTTTACCAGCCCAATCGTCAAGGAAATCGAGACAGTGGCGGTTCCGCTGGCTGAGACCTTTTTCCCGGCTGCAGCGCCGCTCATCAACGGAGTCATGGTTGAGGTTGCCAAGGTTGAAGCCCTGGCGACATCTGCCGGCGCGCAGAGTGGGACGGGCGCACAGAAGCTCGCGCTGGTCATTCAGACTTCCGAGAGCATCTTCAACGACTACGAGAAGTCTCGCGGCGTGACGATCAACCCCACCGGCAAAGAAGCCATCGTCAACGGCATTGTGGCGATCCTCAACAACCTGCCAGCAGCAGCCTGACCGAACGGCGGGGCTTTGACCGGCCCCGCCCACCTTCCCCACATTGACTAAGGAGACCGATGAAACGCACAGCGCCAATCCTGATTATCCTTGCCCTCGCGGCTCTCCTGTTTCCGGTCACAGTGTTCGCGCAAGTTCCGGCCGGCTGCGTTCCAGTCTTCGCCGCGGGCATCAAGAATTCATCCGGTGTGCTCTTGGCCAGCGGAACCATCACCTTCGCCCCTGTCAGCGCGTCGGGTATGCCCATGAGCTATCTGAGCCTTTGCGGCGGGGTGGCAGGGCAAGCGTCGGACGTGCCGATTACCGTCCCGATTAAGAACGGCGCGTTCACCATCAATCTGCCTGATGTGAGCATGACGCAACCGCCGAACGTCTGCTTTTCCGCCGTAGCCAAGGAAACAGGCACTGGAGACCGCCTTCTCGCACCAGGCGGCTATACCTGCTTGCAGCCTCACGGAACGCCCCAAGGTAGCTCGGACTGGTGTCAGGCCGACGGTTGCAACTTCGACGCCTACGTGCCTACATTCAGCGCGCCCACAGCGCTCTATGGGCCTCCGGACTTGATGACGATGTGGAACATGCTCATCGCCACCAACGGGCCTGTCTCGACTTCGACCGCGATTGACTCTGCCGTGGTGACCTTCAACGCCGCTGGCGCACCGATGAGCGCGTTCACCTTGCCGCTCTACACTCCCGCCGGGCCGTCGAACAACTGCGGTAGCGATGGCATCTTGCCTCTTTGCTACGCGACGGCCGACGGTATCACGGCGCGCACCATCAACGTCATTGGGCTCACGGCTGGCACGTACTTTGCGGTGCTCATCAACCCGCTGCATACCACCGCGCCAATCTCCTCGACGGCTCAGATGGTCACCTTCGGCACCGGCTGCAACTGGCAGTTCGCGCCTGGCCGGATCGTCATGTCGGGAACCACGCTGACTATCCCCAGTTGGGCGACGGGCAGCTATCTTGCGATCTTCCAGTACGACGGTGCGAACTGCATCGGGGCAATCGGCGACTGACTTTGAACGGGGGCGCACCATGGACCAAGTGATGAAGCTGAAAATCTGTGAGGGTTGCGGCCGTATCTGGTGCCGTCCAGAGGGTACTTCGGGCGCGTATTGCGCACCCTGCGAACTCAAGCTGGCCAGCTTCCCTACACCGGAGAGCCGGGTACGGCGCGGGCGGCGTCCATCGCACCGGGGGGGGGCAACTCATCCAGGTCTTCGCGGTTGCCGATGAAACCGGGGGTGCACAGTGACGAGCAAAAGCTACGTCAAGTGGAGCGACCGGAAGACGATCAAGCGTGAAGCCCCTCGGGTTGCCAAGCCGAAGCCCAAGCCTGTGCCGGAACCCTCCACGACGGACACTTGCCTTTTCCGCAAGCACACGCACGGGCTGTTGCGGCGCTATCTCTACTGCTCGATGCAATCTGCGCGTGTGGGGTCAAGCATGGCTGACCCGGTAGGCCGTGGCTGGGTCTCCAGCAAGCCGATCCGGACCTTCGAGGATGCCATCATCTTCGTCTACGACATGGAAAAGTGCATCAAGGCGCTGCCCTCGCTCGACCGGGACATGCTGGAGAGGATCGTCCTTCAGGAGTACACGCACACGGAAGCGGCGCAGTTGCTCGGGATGAGCGCCCGCACGATCGCGTACAAGTTCCCGGCGGCTATGGACCGCCTGACGGCAAAGCTGATTGAGTCGGGGCTGTTGATCTTGCCGGAAGCCGCTTGAACTGGCGGCTGGCTGAGTAGGGTTCGCGGGCAGGTTGACGCGAAGGAAAGCGGTGAGCGGAATCCGCACAGCCGCAAAAAAGGGTGAGGCTCAGGCCCCACCCTTTTTCTTTGCCTTCCCGCGAATTGGTTTCTTCGGGCAGACTGGCCAATGTCTTCGAACCTCAGCCGCCCCGAATATCTTCCCGCAGTGCTTGCAGGGCGTCGGGGTCTTTGGCTTGTGCCCCAGCTTCTGACGACGCCGCCCAGCCTCCGCGATGATTGCCGCGTCTGGAACCTCGCTAAAATCCCACACGAACTCCTCTTTCTTCTTGCCCACGTCCAGCCTCCAAGTGCGCACCTTGCGACTTTTCAGCATACCGCAGGGCGGCAATCACTTGTACACGACGCCAGAGACAGGAGCCTGGCAGCCGGTCGAGAGGTATACGTTCGGCGCCACACAAACGGGCAGAAAGAGGTTGTGAATCGCGCTCGGGGCCGTGATGGCCACGTCTGCCATCGTCACCACGTAAGCCAGCTTGCGGTGATGGTGGGCGACCAGCTTCCGGGCAATCCAGTACTGCGCGGCGACCATGCCGGCCGAGTAGAGGGCCATCATCGGCGGATGGTTGGCGATGAAGCCGGGGAGCACCCGCTCTTTGTTGCCCGCTTGCTCTGCCCAGTGCGTCGAGTAGACATCCAGGCCCCGCACCGCGGCGTCAGTGGCCAGCAGGGACCATTCCAGGCGGTCAAGATGTGGCTTGGGCGCATCCGGCAGGGCCTGACCGGACAGGGGCGCGGCGCAAATCATCAGCGCGCAGAGGATGAGGGTTTTCACATTGCCTCCATGATAGCCGCGACCACCGCCGCAAGCAGCGTGAGGCCAGCGAACCAGTTGAACCAGTTGAGACGCCGGCGGCTCTTGTTGGCTGAGGGGCCGAGGATGTTGGCGAGTGGGTATTCGTGGCCCTGGTTGTATTCCTCCAGGGTGAGCCCGACAGGATCTGCGCGGCGCTGGTGAACTGCGTTCTGAAGGTTCAAAGCACCCTCCAGGCGAACCACGCAAGGCACACGACAGCGGCCAGCGCGGCGTAGATGTAGAGGCAGTTGCGGATTCCACGGAAGCAACCGAGACCGTCGTCGATCATGCGTTCACCTGGTGGTTCGGGTTGACGTTGTGAGTGGGAAGGACAGAGAAGAAGTGAACGCCGTCCAGGCCGTTCGTAGAGCTCTGGCTGCGCGGATACAGGGCGCGGCTGCAAACCGGGCATGTGACCATCAGCCGGCCGTCGCTGTCGTCGGTAGAGTCGAAGTCTGTAACCTCGACCGTCAGGCAGGAACCCGCGCAGGGGTTGAGTGCTTTACCTCTGGGCATCAGCGGCCCTCCTCTACTACCCGCGCTTGCATGTCGTCGATGCGGTCGCCGCCGCGTGGTCTAGTGGTCCAGCAGTTGCGCTGTGCGCACTTCTGAGCGTTCAGCCACGTCTTGTACCGCTTCGGAAGTAACTCTGTCCGGTGCTCACCAGTGACGAAATTCTGATAGGTGCGCTCGACTCGATAGGTTGCCATCACAGCACCCCCAGTTCGGCGCGCAGATCGTCGAGCAGGTCAACTGCCGCGAAGTCATCGCAGGGCGCGTCTGGCGTGATGTGCTGATAGAGATGGTCAGAGGCGCGGCGCAGGACCATGCCGACGGCCTCCCTCTCGTGCTCGGTGCCAGCGTATTTCTCCAGCACTTCCACGCTGTACGGCTGGCCGATGTCGATTGTGACGTTCATGCCCCTTCTTTCTTTCCGCCGCTCTGCCCGGTTACTTAACCGACTTATTGGCACTGCGCACAGCCGGGCGTCTCGTCCTTGCGAACCCACGCTTGAATCTGCGAGGCGGCGGCACTTGGTACTCACCGACATTAGCACATAGGTCCTATGTGTCAACTGTGGATATAGCGATGAACATCGACCCGTGACGGCTGTCACAGTCGCGTAGGTTTTGATGGGAGAGAGAAGCTGAAGCCCCGGTTTAACCTCGGGACTGTTTTTGCTTTAGGTCTTTCTTTAGCTGGCGCTCAGCGATAGATCGATCTTGTTCTTCACGCATCCATTCCCATAGGCGCGTCCGGATCAGGTTGCTGCGGTCAATTCCGGTTTCCTCGACCATGCGCTCTAGAAACTGGTCAATCCTTGGCGTCACGGTGAGCATAATCCTTTTGGGCGGCATGATCGCACCCTATACCATTCCCCGAGTGCGGTAGAAGTGCGCTAAACACATGTCACGATAACCTTTTAAGTGCATCGGTGAGGGGAGTCACGCTTCTTCGGCCCGGTGGCCCCTATAGTGAAGTCATCTTTCCAGACAGTTCATATCCCCATGGGCCACCTTCAAAGAAATCTCTTTTATTTTCCGGGGAAGTATTGACAATTCAGACCAATGTGCTAGAGTCACCAATGAAGCGCGCTTTCAATGGGCTAAGGAAGGTAGCAGCAATGGCCCAACCGAGAGTGAATTTTGCAGACTTCACAGAGTCCTGGGGTCCGAAGGTTCTACCGATGTGGAAACCTTCCGCCTCCGTAACCGCAAGGCAGCATATCCGCCGGTTCCTGATTCCGGCCTTTGGTCAAATGAGACTTCAAGACATCAATTCCGAAGCTGTACAGGGCATGATCGCCGGGATGGTCCGGCTGGGCTCTAGCAGGTCATATGTTCAGAACGTGCTTTACACGCTCAATTCCATCCTCAGCACCGCCGTCAAGTGGGGGCACAAGGCGCAAAAGCTGAACTACGACAGCCTGACAATCCCCGTAGAGGGAGAGAAGCAGCGGGGCAAGACGTTCACCCCCGACCAGGCGCAACAGATCCTCGAAGCGGCCAAAGAGCCGGAACGGTCGATGTTTGTGACTGCTGTGATGACCGGCCTACGATCTGGCGAACTTGCCGGTCTATATTGGGAGGACATCAGCTTTGAGGGCGCATACCTTGAGGTGCGCCGCTCTTGCTACATGGGCCAGATGAACGCGGTCAAGAGCAGGGCCGGGAACCGGGTGGTTCCCCTGCCAGAGCCGCTTCTCAATGTCCTCCGGGCGCATCAGGAGCGTTCGGGCAACATGACCGGGCTGGTGTTCCGCAGTAGATCAGGCCGTCCGGTAGACATCAACTCGTGGCGGTCGCGCCGGCTGGCGCCACTGCTCAAGCAACTGGGAATACCGCACGCGGGATTTCATGCTTTCCGCCATGCGCTTGCATCGGTCCTAGTTGCAGAAGGAGCGAATCCGAAGGTTGCACAAAAGCAGCTTGGACACAGCAACATTCAGACCACGCTCGACCTCTACTCGCATATAATAGGCGACGAGCAACGCAAAGCAGTTTCAAGGGCGGCGGAAAGCTTTATGCCCACGCTTTTAACAGGGACCGGAAGAGTGAACTGA